CGCTTCTTCAATATCTGTAACGCACCAGTCGCCAGAGTCGTAGCTGAGAGCTTCAGCATAATTATCATGGGCAACTATGTCGTCATCGGTCATTTTATCAAGCATTTTCCTTGCCTCTTTAACAGCATCGTCCACATCGTTTGCTTTGACTGTCATAGTAAACTCAATTGGTTTTGAGGCGAACACTCGAACCTCGTAAAAGTCTTCGCGCCAATCTTCAAATTCATTACTCATAACTCCACCCCATAAACATTAGCCATGAATTCAACTGCTTGAGTACGCATAATCTTTCTTGCATGCTCAGTAAACGGTCTAGAAGTATAGAGACTTTCCAATCCCTGCATATGGAGGTTGGATAGATGCTCCCTTCTTACCTTGTCATATAGCAAGTTCTGAGCATAGGTTCTCTCATCCCCTAAGCGAGACAGAGCGTCAAACTGTGCCGCCACTATTTCTTTTTGAGTTAGCCCTTCAATTTCCATCATAGTTCTCTTCCTCTCGCTCTTCCGGTAATTTTACATAAGTCCAATAATCTAGTGTCCCACCTGAAATAGTCTCCAAAACATTAGGGTATCCACTATTATCATCAGTTGAGCGTAGAATATCTCCAGTTGCACCATCAATAATATAATACTTCATCCCGCCAGCCTCTTATCACAAGTAAATAGCTTTATGTAAGTGTCGCCATCACAAGAGCGAACACCTGCCTCATCTTCTACTACACGATGAAGAATGCAATGCACTGCACCCTCCCTGTTTTCATAGCCATCCTCGATACCTTCATCCCAACAATTAACATCAAAGTATTTGTTGTTCACTATTATCTCAGTCCAAATTTCTTCAGCCTCTACTGCTTCAGAGTAAAAGATATCAAAGATTTTCATAGCTTTTTCATTAGCTTCTTTAAGTTCTGCATCAGTAATCCATTCGATTGTCATGTTATCTCTCCACCACGACTGTAAAGTCTATGTTATCTATTTCTTCACGAACTGCATCAATGATAAAGCTTTCTACATTTTCGTGTACATTTCGTGCTACCTCTTCAATGTCAACCTCACCTTCGACTGATTCAAAGCGACTCTCAATATCTTCAAGAGAACTTTCAACATTGTTAGCACAGTATTGTGCCTCGTCTGCCGTACCTTGAGCCTCTTCGACAAGGGACTCTAAGTCTTCAAGTCTCTCGTTAATATTAATAATATTTGCCTCGTTGCCGTCAAAAGAACTGTCTTCAACGAGACCCATAACACGCCTCTCTAACTCTGCAATTCTATTAGCGTCACGGATATGTATCTTCTCCATCTCGTTGAGCTTTGCATTCAAGTCTTGTACATCAACGGTTGCAGAGTGAGACATTCTATCAGCCCTATCTACGGCTATGTTGTCTGTAATCTTATCATCAATCCATTTTTCTACTGCTTCAATTAAAGTCTTCATCTTATTTATCTCCAATAGTTATAAGTAGTTATAAAATCAAATGACCCGAATCGGCATGGTGGGTCAGACCATTTCATAGGATGAAGGAAACACCCTTGCCCATAAACATCAAACACCCGTTAGATAGCTATAGTGTACTGCGCTTACATGCTCACCATCGAGCCACTTCTTAGACTTTGTGGCTAACAAGTTACACCAGTTATTCCAAAGTTTTTCCGTGCCTATGTCGTGGCACATGTCAATATAAGCCACCACTTTTCTATTGTTGGCCTCGATACCCTTACTAGTCTTGGGATTTTTTGCCAGCGATAGGCTCTTAATATCTAGCCCATACATTTTGATATTGTGTACATCCATACATCCCACTAGACCCGCCATCAACTGACAGACAAACCCTGCTTTTGGTATTCCTAGCCCATCAACACGCAGAAAAACCTCCATAAGCGAACGCGCCTTATCTCTATCGGAACGGTCGGAGTTAATCACCGCCATAGAATCCGCATAGAGTTGATTAGAATTATCTCTCAAATACTCATATGTTTTTATCTTGTTACCCCACAAAAACTTTGAGTCTTCGCCGTGCTTACGAACGTCCATCATTTGATCGCCAACACTTAACCAGTTTTGTTGAATAGATAACACCACCATCAACACCATATCGACCATATTGTCCGGCGATTTCTGCGAGTATTGTTGGCAGTTAACCGCGTCTAGCTTATACATTGTTTTCATTGTCTCGATTCCTTATAAGTAGTTATAAGCATTTAGTTTTCTGAGACCCTATAACTTTCAGGCATGCGTGGGGTTCCGCATGTTATTCCTGCAAGTTATTTATGCGCGCAATTGTTCCGCGTAGGGTTTCGTCCAGTCACTAACCGGACTCGTCAGTCAGAATTTATTTTACTTTAGCTATTAGTCCCCCATTCATAGTCACTTCTGCGAAAAACTCTCGACCTTTTCCGGTGATATGCGGACGATTCGCGCCCACCATATAACCATCCGCGACATATTCAGGCCCAAACATACTAGTCTCTATATAGTTTAACGGTTGACCGATACAAGCTTTCAAGTCTTTTTTGCTGTTATAGTTAAATATAATCATGATTTTTCCTTATAAGTAGTTATAAATTGCCGAACAAAACGGCATACGTTCCAACACAAGCGAGCACAATAACGCCCACCATCCACAAACCCGCTGAAATTGAACTCATTAGGTCGCGCTGTTTATTCATCCGCTCCCAGTCTTTTTGGCGCAGATATTCATAAGCCAACTCAATTTCGGCATTGCGTAAATTTTTTTCTTTCTCCATGTTTTATCCTCTCAGTTTAAAAGCTTACCAATAAAACCCACCATTCGAGATGGGTTTGATGATAATCCTTTATTTATAGACTAGCGGCCAGTTTAGCTATTGCGAATTTCAGCGCGCTAGTTGCGGCGACATCCTTAGACTTTTCGAGCATTTCGCGCAGTATTTCAAGGTGCGCGTCCAACTCAATTTGAGCTTTTGACGGCGCGCTCTTGCTAGTCATTGCGGAACCCTCACCATCACCACCGCCACCGTTACCGCCCTTATTACGCGGCGTAACTTCCACCAATTCGCCGTCCTTAACTGTAAGCGCTAGCGGGTTTAAATCGCCGTTTGCCTTTTTAACGCGCTTTGAAAGCGTATTAAATTGAGTCCGAATTGAGGCCGATGCTTTTTTGTTATGCTCCAAAGCTTCCCAAAGCTTCACCAATTGATTACGCGCATCTATATTTTTGTGAATCACTACAGCTTCAAAAGCTTCGAGGAGCGCCTCTTGCATTTTGCCCTTGTTGTTAACTCCGGCAACCCAACCCTTAGCGAGTGTAGGAATAGTTTTTTCGTTTAAAAGTAAAGTAGTCATGATTTGTAGTCCTTATAAGTAGTTATAAATAAAGTTAGAATTAATTTGTTTTTTCAACATGGACATAATCTCACAAGTAAACCCCAGAGTAACTAAAAACAAATGACCAATAAACGAAAGTTGGTCACGTAGGATTTTTAAACCTGTATAAAAGGAACGGGCGCGCGAATACACCAAGTAAACTCGGTAGTCAATAGAATATAAAAAAATAAACGTGACCAGAAAGGTCATTTGAGGTCTAAAGGATTTTAAAGCTTTATAGATAGTAGGAATAGGGTAGAGCTTAAAGTCTCTTAAAACGCTTTATATTAGGAATCTAGATATTTTTTTTGGGGTTGTCTGTTTATATAACTAAACTACTGAAATTGCAGAGACTTTATAGCTTTTTGTTATTAGTCTTTAAAAGTCTCAAAGTCTTTACAGATTAGTAAACTAGAATGCAAGCTTTTTTTGTGACTTCAGAGACTTCAAAGATTTTTTAGTTTTCTATTGTTTTTTGGGCTGGGATCTGGTAGGAATTTGGAGTCTTTCAAGATTTTTTAGTCTATAAATAGTAGGAAGAAGACCCGGGCAGGTGACCGTACCCCTCCCCCCCTATATATATACATTCATATACATTTTGAGGGAAAAGTAGTTGTAAACCTGATAGCGCCGCAGCTTTAAAGTCTTCAAAGGCTAACCACAAGCTATACCGCTCGTAGAAGGATGCTTAAAAGCGGGGGACACAGATAAAGAAGACAGGGATGGTGATAATATCTATATATAACCCCGGGGGGCTTAATGTCTATTATAGGACTAGAATCACAATTTGTCAAGTATTATTTCATTTATATGCAAAAAAGTTCTAAAAAGACTTGACAAACCTGCGTTTTAGTCCTATACTGTACACTATGAGTAAAAAAGAATTAACAACCAAGCAAGAAGCTTTCTTAAACCACTTAGTTGAAGTAGGGGGTGATCCGCGTAAAGCAGCAGACTTAGCTGGCTACGCTGAGAGTAGTTATCCATCGGTTGTAAAAGCTTTGAAGACCGAGATTCTTGATTTAGCTACAACTATATTAGCCCAGTCTGCACCTAAAGCAGCTTTAAAGCTCGTAGACATTATGGACAGTGCCGAGCCAATACCACAAGCTAACATACGTATACAAGCAGCACAAACCATATTAGATCGTGTAGGCTTAGGGAAGACCGACCGTTTAGATGTAACGGTAAACACGACAGGTGGTTTGTTTATATTGCCCGCAAAGACCGAGACAGTTATAGAAGGTAACTATGAGGAGGTCTAGTAGCACTATACCATACGGCTACAAGCTAGACGACGATAACACAGAGCTACTAACCCCAGTTACAAGCGAATTAGATGCTTTAGATAAAGTGCTTCCAATGATTAAAGACAAGACCCTCTCCCTACGTGAAGGAAGTATGTGGTTAGAATCTACAACAGGACGTAAGCTATCACATATGGGCTTAAAGAAGATAGCAGAAAAACGAACATGAGTGATTGGGATATTAACCCCGACAACTATGCAAAGGATGATGACGGAGAGTTTATACTAAAACTTGACGGAACACCGCGCAAAAAGTCCGGTAGAGCTAAAGGATCAAAAGGTCGTGGTTATAACTACCACTCCGAAACTAAAGCAAAGATGGCTGCAAAGCGTCAAGTAAAAGATAAAGAAAAGAAACTCAGAGCAGCCCAAAGCAAAATAGATAGCTACAAAAAGTCTATAAGTAAAACTAAAAAGACTTTGAACAAACTAGAAAACAAAGAGTCTTCTATAGAAGGAAAGATAATAGAAGACGTAGAACTCCAAAACATCCCAGAGCCTTTAGCACAAGAAGCCCAAGAAGACATAATCTTCAAGGCTAACGAAGGCCCACAAGAAGACTTCCTTGCAGCAGCCGAGACAGACGTTCTGTACGGCGGAGCAGCAGGGGGTGGTAAGTCCTACGCTATGCTCGTAGACCCGCTTAGATACGCTCACAGGCCCGCTCACAGAGGTCTAATCATAAGACGCTCGATGCCTGAACTACGAGAGCTTATAGACAAAAGTAGAGAGTTGTACCCGAAAGCATTTCCGGGATGTAAGTACAAGGAAGTAGAGAAGCTTTGGAACTTTCCAAGCGGAGCAAAGATCGAGTTTGGGTTCTTGGAGCGTGATGCAGACGTATACCGCTATCAAGGTCAAGCATATAGTTGGATAGGTTTTGATGAGATCACGCACCTTCCTACAGAGTTTGCTTGGAACTATCTAGCTTCACGGTTAAGGACGACCGACAGTTCCATTACGCCTTACATGCGCTGTACGGCGAATCCCGGAGGTTCGGGAGCTACATGGGTAAAGAAGCGTTACATTGATCCACAGCCCGCTAATACCTCGTTTGAGGGTGCTGATGGTCTAACGCGAAAGTTTATACCAGCACGATTACAGGACAATCCTTTCTTAGCTACAGATGGTCGCTATGAAAAAATGCTACAGGCGCTACCACCTACACAGCGTCAACAGTTACTAGAAGGTAATTGGGATGTTGCCGAAGGCGCAGCATTTACAGAGTTTAATCCGCTCGACCATGTAATAACGCCTTTTGAACTTCCGATGCATTGGGAACGTATAAAAGGAATTGACTACGGTTATGCGTCAGAAAGTGCTTGTGTTTGGGGTGCAGTTGATCCAAGTGACGGCACATTAATTATATACAGAGAGCTGTATCGAAAAGGTCTTCTTGGTACTGAGTTAGCTGAGATGTTAACAAACATGGAACTAGAAGACCCCTTCAGCGTTGCTGGAGTGCTTGATACAGCTTGTTGGAGCCGAACAGGTACTACAGGCCCAACTGTAGGCGAAACACTACAGAGAGCCGGACACAAGCTTAGAAGAGCTGATAAGAACCGAATACAAGGAAAAATACAAATCCACGAATACTTAAAGATCACGCAAAGCGGTAGGCCACGAATTCAAATATTTAATACATGCCCGAACCTGATACGCGAGCTTCAAAGTATTCCTCTGGATAAATCCAACCCTGAAGATGTCAATACCCACGCGCCTGATCACGCATATGACGCTTTAAGGTATTTAATTATGTCGAGACCGCGCATAAATGATACGCTCAATCAGATGAGACAGTTCCAAAGAGAGCAGCATTTTCAGCCAGTCGATTCAACTTTTGGATATTAAACGAATATGAACGAAGAAAACTCGATGTACGACAACGCAAACGAAATCTATTTTACTCCAATAGAGGGCGAAAGCGGTCTAGAAATGAATCTGGAAGGCGATGTGCGTTCTCGTTTTGTCGGTTTAATTGAAGATAGGTTTTCAGACGCAGAAAGTGCAAGAGAACAAGATGAGCAAAGATGGCTACAAGCCTACCATAACTTCAGAGGCTTATACGGTAAAGGCGTAAAGTTCAGAGAATCAGAAAAGTCTAAAGTCTTTATCAAAGTAACAAAAACTAAAGTACTTGCTGCATTCGGTCAGCTAGTAGATGTTATCTTCGGTACAGGTCAATTTCCAATTGGCGTAAAAGAAACCAAGATACCAGAAGGAGTTTCTACGTACCAACATGTAGATATGACTCCGGGTTTAGAAACGAGCGCCCCCACACCAAAAGAACAAGAAGAAGAAAAAGTTAATCCTTTTGATGTAGGATATGAAGGGGACGGAAAGACACTAAAGCCCGGAGCTACTTTTTCAAGCGGCGAGTCTGCGTTTGAAGAAGCCTTAAAAAAAGGAATAGAAGAAGGAAAAATTAATCTTACAGATGGCCCTTCTCCAGACCCTCAAGTATTAGAAATCTCTCCGGCTAAAGAAGCCGCTAGACAGATGCAAAAACTAATACACGATCAAATTGAAGAGTCAAACGGTTCTTCTGAACTGAGGAATGCTATTTTTGAAGCAGCTTTATTTGGGACTGGAATTGTTAAAGGCCCGTTTAATCACAATAAAACTATCGGTCGCTGGACAAAAGATGAAGAAACTGGTGAGCGTAATTATTCTCCTCTTACTATTCGCGTACCACGTATTGAATTTGTCAGCATTTGGGACTTTTTTCCAGACCCCAGTGCTACAACGATTGACGAGTGCGAATACACATTCCATCGTCATAAGCTCAACCGATCTCAACTACGGGCATTAGCAAAGCTACCATACTTTGACAAAGACGCTATACGCGAATGTCTAATGATGGGGCCAAACTACGAAGAGAAAGATTACGAACACGAACTAAAAGATGATAGCCGAACAGACGAGTACGGTTCAGGCCAATACGAAGTTTTAGAGTACTGGGGTATCATGGATGCTCAGTATGCCCGCGAAGCAGGAATGGAACTCTCAGAAGACATAGATGACTTAGATGAAGTACAAGTTAATGCTTGGATTAGTAACGGTAAGCTATTGCGCTCAGTTATTAATCCTTTTACTCCGTATCGACTGCCTTATAATGCTTTTAGTTACGAGCGTAATCCATATAGCTTTTTTGGTATTGGTGTGGCCGAAAATATGGATGACTCGCAACAGATAATGAACGGTCACGCACGTATGGCAATCGACAACCTTGCGTTGAGCGGATCGTTAGTGTTTGACGTAGATGAGTCTGCACTCGTTGGTGGTCAAAGCATGGACATCTATCCCGGAAAAGTGTTTAGAAGACAAGCAGGGATGCAAGGACAAGCTATTCACGGCGTTAAGTTTCCTAACACATCACAAGAAAACATGATGATGTTTGACAAGTTCCGTCAGCTTGCAGACGAACAAACAGGTATTCCAAGCTACTCACACGGACAAACAGGCGTACAGAGCATGACCCGTACTGCATCTGGTATGTCAATGCTATTAGGTGCAGCAAGCCTAAACATTAAAACAGTTGTCAAGAACTTAGATGACTTTTTACTCAAGCCTCTTGGTCAAGCTTACTATCAGTGGAACATGCAGTTTTTTGATGGTGACTTAGCTATTGAGGGTGACTTAGAAATCCGAGCTATGGGTACAAATAGCTTGATGCAGAAAGAAGTACGTAGTCAGCGTTTGACAATGTTTCTTCAGACCGCACAGAACCCAGCCATTGCGCCTTTTGTTAAAATCTCTAAGATTGTCAGCGAACTTGCTTACAGTCTTGATCTAGACCCAGATGAGATTCTTAACGATCCAGAAGAAGCTGCTATCATGGCACAAATCATAGGAGCGCAAAATGCTGGACAAACAAATGGCAGCGAAGCTGTCCCCGCTGGTGAACCAACCGGAGCTATGGGAGGCGTTCAAGGAGCATCTGAACAACCTCAAGACCTTGGAGTTACAGGGACTGGTGGTGGCAACATCGGAACTGGAGCTGTTCCGCAAGCAGGGGAGAGTGAGTTCTCTGGATAGTTTGACCAAACTCAAAGAACAAGTAAAAGAAGCTAAACAGAGAATTGAGGATTAATAAAATGAAAAACGACCCTATGAAAGTTAAATATAATGCAGGCGGTTCAATGCTTGTTCCACCTGAGCGTCAACAGTATTCTGCTGGCAGCAAAGTAATAGGACTAATTGTAAAAGCTGTTCAAAAAAGCAAAAGCGTACAAAAAGGAAAAGGCCCTAAAAGAAGTGAAGTACAGACAGCAATAGATGACGTTAAAACAAACGAAGCTGATAGACTTAAAGAAATTTTAAAAAACAATAAAGCAGAACAACGCGATTTAGATACGTTTGAAAACTATGCTGCTGGTGGTGGGGGTAAGGGCGATTTAGATGCTTTTGTTACAAGTGTTCTAAAGCCTGCTACTGAAAATCAAAGCTCAACTAACGCGATGAGGCGTGTACAAAAAGGAGCGCGTAAAGACAAAGTTATAGACACAAGTAAAGGAATCTTAATAGGTGGAATTACAGTAGGTTCTGGATACGAAGGTCTCAAAGCATATCAAGATATGTCTAGCAAAAAGAAAAGTGAGTTTGAAAAAGCTTTTAGTTCTGCCCACAATTCAGGAAAAGAAACTTTTGAGTTTGAGGGAAAAACGTACACAACCGAAGTTAGAAAAGGAAAAATGTCAGGCGGCATGATGAAATACAACGAAGGTGGTTCAATGCTTGTTCCACCTGAAATGCAACAAGACATGCCTGTCGATACTTACGACAACATCCCTGAAGACGAAATGGCGGCGGCAGAATCTTCTCAACTTCCAGACGATGAAATGGAAGAGGGCTACTTAGAGTTTGTGCTAAACGAATCTTTAGACACAGACGATCAAGAATATTTAATGGGCGTTCTAGAAAACGATGAACGTCTAAGCGGCATCTTTGATAAGGTTATGGATGTTGCAGGAGAATTCTCAGGCGAAGGGGAAGTAGATGGCCCCGGAACCGGAGTATCAGATTCGATTCCCGCAAGGTTATCGGATGGTGAATTTGTTTTCACCAAGAAGGCCACCGATCAGTTAGGTGCGGATCAGCTACAAACTATGATGGACGATGCTGAACGTGCTTATGACGGAGGCTTAATGAAGAAAGCGTTTGGCGGTATTACGTATGATCCTATGCAAAACGAAAAAATGCAAGGGATGACACAAGATGCACTTACGGAAGAAGAAATCAAGAAACAAATGATTGGCGCTAACCGTATGCCAAGCGTATCGCAATAAGGCCACTCTGTAACCAGACCCCTTATTATTTTATTGACCTAAAGGCTACCTTGAAGTATCGAGACCCTGTATTGACACGCGAACAGTACAGCCACCTTGAAAGACTGACAAGCCCCTAAAGGAGTGTGACACTATGTCTGAAGCAATTGAACAAGTAACTGAGGAAGAAGCGAACCCATATAACTCTCGTAAAGACTGGCACGTTGAAGACGCACCAAGTCGCGGAGATGCAAGTGGGATATTTTTTGAAGAAAAACCTAAAGCACAGGCTACCCGCGAAGCGGCCCCTGAAGAAGCTGAAGGAACATCTGAGAAAAAAACCAATTATAAAAAACGATACGATGATCTAAAGAAGCATTACGATCAGAAGATTGCAGACTTTAAACAGAAGGAGCTGGAGCTTAAAGCAGCGGCTACACAGGGTCAACCTGAGTATGCGCCTCCTAAGTCTCTAGAAGACCTTGAACAGTTTAGAGAAGAATATCCTGATTTGTATGAAACGGTAGAAACTGTAGCTCACTTGCAAAGTGAACAACATGTGGAAGCTCTAAGATCAAAGCTGTCTGTTATCGAAGAAAGAGAAGCTGCTATTGCACGTAGAGAAGCTGAATCAGCCCTATACGCAAAGCATCCCGATTTTGAAGATATACGCGGTGATGATAAGTTTCATAGCTGGGCGCAAGAACAGCCTGAAGCAATTCAAGGTTGGATTTACGAAAACCCAGATAATGTTACTTTAGCAATCAAAGCTATTGACCTTTATAAAATGGAAAGCGGAATCAGTACTAAGAAAGCTAAGACAAGAAAGTCACAACCTAAGTCTTCAGCAGCAGATTTTGTATCTACTAAAACAACAGCCGTAGATGCAAAAGAGCCGAAGATTTGGACTCAACGGGAAATTACCGCTCTTTCTATGAATCAGTTTGATAAATACGAAGCAGAGATTGATCAAGCAATTATGGAAGGACGAGTAATACCATAATACTAAACTTGTCTTTTTAGGAGAAACATAACATGGCTCAATATTTTGAACCCTCAACAGATACCGATGCTAACTTTGCAAACAGTATCTCTACACAAGCTAACTCATTCTTCCTTCCATCGGTTTACTCAAAGAAGGTTCTTAACTTCTTCCGTAAAGCGTCTGTATGTGAAGCTATTACTAACACCGACTATGCTGGCGAAATCACTGCCTATGGTGACTCTGTAAAGATCATCAAAGAGCCAACGATTTCTGTATCTTCTTACACTCGTGGTGCTACTACAGCAGCTACTAAGCTGACTGACGCAGAAACCACTTTGGTTGTAGATACTGCAAACGCATTTAAGTTTATCGTTGACGACATTGAAACTTCTATGTCTCACGTTAACTTTAAAGAAGTTGCATCTTCATCTGCTGCTTACGCTTTGCGTGACGCATTTGATAGTGCTGTAATCGCTTCTATGTTTGCTGGCGTTTCTGCTGCTAGTCCTAACCACATTCTTGGTTCAGACAACGCAACTGATTTGGCTGGTGGTACTTTTGACGGTACTGGTAACTTAGACATTGGTCAAGGTTCTGGCGAACACGATCCTTTGGATGTAATGGCTCATATGGCCCGTCTTCTTGACGAGCAGAACGTGCCTGAAGAAGGTCGTTGGTTCTTGGCTCCCCCAAGCTTCTACGAGCAGTTGGGACAGTCTGGTTCTAAGTTAATGTCTGTAGACTTCAATGCTGGTCAAGGCTCTATCCGTAACGGTCTGGTATCTTCAGGCAAGTTACGTGGCTTTGACATGTATAAGTCTAACAACGTAGCTGCTACCTCTAATGCTGCTGGCAAGATTCTTTGCGGCCACATTAGTTCTACTGCTACTGCACAGACCATCACAAGCACTGAGGTCATTCGTGATCCAGATAGCTTTGGTGACATCTGTCGCGGTCTGCATGTATTTGGCTCTAAGGTTCTACGCCCTGAAGCTATGGTATCTGCATTCTACGGTATCGACTAAGCTTGATTAAAGGTGGGGGTGTAAAAGCCCCCATCCTTTTTAAGGAGGACATATGCCACAGGTAGGAAGTAACTCTAAACCTATAATGATAAAAGGCAAGAAGACAGGGAAGATTTTAGGTGATACCGGAAGCTGGTATAAAACAGAAAACAAAAAGAAGTACGAAGCTAATTGGGATGCAATCTGGGGTAACAAAGAAAGCCCCGAAACAAAAACAAAGGCAGTGTAAACGATGGCTACAACTTATTTAGATTTAACAAACGAACTCTTACGTGAGTTAAACGAAGTCACGCTTACAACTACTAATTTTTTGCAGGCTAAAAGCGTACAACAACACGCTAAAGATAATATCAACAGAGCTTATTTTGATATTATAAACGCTGAACCGCAGTGGCCTTTTCTGTCTGTTGCTGAAAGCGGTCAAACAGACCCTATGTACGGAAACGTATATGTAGAAACGACAGCAGGTACACGCTGGTATGAGTTAAAGCCTTCAAGCTCCAGTATAACTACAGATTATGGTTCAATAGACTGGGACAATTTTTACTACACGACTGTAGGCGTAAGTGGAGAAACAGCTCCACACACAGCAGGAAACTTAAAGTTTACTACCACCGAAGAGTGGAAAACTTTTTACAGAGTTTCAGAGAATTTAGATGATGCAGATGCTCAAACTTTTGGTGAGCCTTCTCGTGTTATCCGCAGTCCAGACTCACGGAAGTTTGGATTAAGTCCAATACCGGACAAGACATACCGCGTTTGGTTCTTTGCTTGGA